AAAGGCAGGTGTAAAGTAATGAGCACATACAACGTATATGTCCACCTCAGGTTCAAGGGCGGCGCATTCAACGATGTGTACAGCGTATCGGCTGGGTCGAGAGAAGCTGCCGAAGCTAAGGCAAGGGACAGGATTTTCGCTGAAAACAGTCTTGACGATCTGGTCGAGGCGGTTATCACAGATTGCAAGGAGTGCTGATATGGCGAGAAAGAAGAAGTGTGATGCTTCTAAGGTCTCCAAAGCCCCAAGCATCGGAGAGGTATGCCGCAGAGCCGGTGAGCTTGGCATGACATACGGCAGATATGTACAGTCGTCCCAGTACATCATCGACACTGCGGACGACGGGTGCTTTGCAAAGAAAAGAAAGGAGAAAAGCAAGTGATAGCAGTAATATTTGAGACAGCTTATCATGTCTCAGCTGTTGGCATTGTCGTTATACTCTCGATTTTTACGCTGTGCCAGTATATCGAAAACATTCGCCTTGCAAGTGAGAACGATGACGACGAATAAAGAAAAAGCCGTGACGGCGGCAACCGTACACGGCAAAAAGATAAATAAGACAGCCTTATTATAAGGCATTTAGGAGGATTTGTCAAGTGGATATCAAGACATTCCAACAATATCAGCAACTACCTTACGAAAGCAAGATTTCCCATGCCGCTAAAATGGCAAAGGATTTCTATAACACTATTACTTCACCAGTCGGAGATTACAATGCCAACTGCCATGTATCTGTCGGGGGCTTGGACAGCATAACGCTGTTGTGTTTTCTCAGATCTATCGGCATTGATGTTCCTGCAATATCTGTATCTATCCTTGAAGATAGGGGCAATCAGGAAATACATAAACAATTAGGCGTAATTCCGATAAAGCCATATATGTCCAAATCGAAAGTCCTTCAGGACTTAGGATTTCCGGTTATTTCAAAGGCAAAAGCTAACAAGATAAACTATCTCCTCACTCCCGACAGCGAAAAGCAGACGTTTATCCACGCCATAATGACGGGAGATATGGGCGAGCAGGGACATTTTCAGCACAGCAATAAAATAAAATTGCCTGAAAAATGGATAAAGCTTTTCGGGTACAATTACCGAGAGCACCGTCCTGACCTGGCTTTCACAAAGCCGCCCGAATTTAAAGTATCATCAAGATGCTGTTATTATATGAAAGAAAAGCCCGCAGACGATTGGGCGAAAGAGCACAACAGTTACCCTTATTTGGGGCTTATGGCTTCCGAGGGCGGACAGAGGGAAATGGGACTGATGAAAAACGGCTGTAATTATTACGGCAAGAATACTGTTCGTTCCTGCCCATTTGCAATATTTTCCCGTCAAGACCTTTTACAGCTGGCTCTTGACTTGAACGTTCCCGTTCCGAGAGCATATGGCGAGATAAAGCGCAAAGATGACGGCACACTGTACACCACGAGGGCGCAAAGGACAGGCTGTTCGATGTGCGGGTTTGGAATACATATGGAACAGAGACCCCACAGGTTTGACAGGCTTCGTGAAGATAATCCCAAGGAATGGCACTACTGGATGTATGAATGCTGCACTGACAGCGATGGTGAAAAATATGGCTGGGGGCGTGTCCTCGACTACATAGGTGTTAAATGGCAGGATATCCCCCAAACCAACGAACAAATATCACTTTTTGAGGAGGAATAAGAATGGAAACAAACGACATAATACAG